ATATAGCGAAAGTTCCTTGAAACAGCATGACTTCCATGATTAACTGTGCAACTTCCTTGTGCAAAGTTTGTAAAGTAAATGTCTTTTATTTCTTGAGATGAGTCATGGTCTAAAGGCATAAATAAGATAACTGAATTAAACCCTATACGTTCATTATAAAGTGTAGTAGTTGTAGTACTTGTAGCTGTAGAAAAGTCACCTGTATTGTTAGACTTACCTTCTACAAGACCATTCACAATTTCTGCTACACTTCTAGGGTCACCACCTGTCCAAGGTAGTTTACGATACATATCACGAGCCATTATCTCGTTCCTTGTTCAGAGTAGTCTATATCCATTCCAATAGCAGATGACCAGTTAGGACCTGTAGGTGTTAAAGCTACTCTATGATAACGACCTGCACTTCTTACAGAGCATCTATCTTCTTGACTTGCTGATACAGATGAACCATAAGTAATAGTATCATCTAACATTCTACGACTTGCTACTTGTACGTTAGCAGAGCCATTATCTACAGATGGTCTAATAAGTGTAATAACAGAGTTATAACCATATTCTAGGTCATTAGTGATAATAGAACCTGTAGCGTTTGTTCCTGTAAATGTGATAATTCTAGTATCACGAACACCACCAAATAAGAACTTACCACCTTTGTAAAGTCTATCGTCTAGCGTAGTTACGAGTGTATCAGATGTTTTTAAAGCTGCTGCAGATGCTGCCATATCTATAGCTACACCTGTACCTGAACCTACACCGGTAGCTGTAAATAATACGCCTACTGTGTTAGCAACTGCACCAATACTTGTAAATGATGTTGTGCCTACACTTCTAATTGTATATTGTTTGCCTATTGTAAATGAACCTGCTGTAACATTGTAAGCAGAGTCAAGACCATCTAATGTTGCACCTGGAGTAGCAAGTGTAGATAAATAGTCTACATCTGTATCAGCTTCACACCATTTTTGTGTTTCAAAGTTGTAGATAAGTAGTGAACGACTACCAGATACGTTAGTATAATTCCAAATAACAAGGTTACGTTCAGGGTCTACTGCTGCTGATATAGAGTCAATATCACCAATGTTAGCGTTGTTAAAGAAGTATCTATCTACTTTTTCAGAGCCAATACCAGTTAGCGTTTGACCGTTGGTGGCGTAAAAACCGTCATCTGATAAGAAATAAGCTGTTCCTGCGTATTGTGCAATAGAGTTACCTTCTATACATCCTACGTTACGAGAGATAGTGTCAAACTGAAATATAAGAGGTGTTCCAATATATGACATACGCACAATGGCTTTTTCTAGGAATACAATACCAAACTCACCACCTACGATACCGGTTATATCACCACCGTCAGGGAGTAACTGATAGTCACTTTGAGAAGTCGCTGTGGTGGTCCAAGTGGTGGCATCGTTGATTCCACTCCAGCGGACCATATTAGGTGATGTGCCTGCACCAATATTAGCACCTACTACAAAGTCACGAACTGCTGTAATGTATTTAGCGATAGGCGCATCTGAACTAACGTCTGCAAATGCTGTAGAACTGTTTACGTCAAACGCTTGTATCTTTTCAGAGCCATTAGATGCTAATGCAAGACTACCGAATTGTAAGAATTGCCATCTATTTGTACCTGTATATCCACCTGCTTTAGACTCGTCTACTAGAGATAAGTCAGTATTATCTACTTTAAATAGTTTAGTATTACCACCAGCAAAGATGAATACGTCATTGTCTAGTTTAGCAGCAAAGCAATTATTCAAGTTCTCTGAAGCTGTACCTGAAAATGTTACTGCTGACTTAAACGGACCATAACCTACTGCTGCAGGAATAACATTATTAGCTTCTGATACAGAGTCTAAAATGCTAGGTTGGTCTGGTAACCAGTCTTTAAATGCTATACGTTGTGTAGGCATATTAGGTCTTCATAATGTAGCAAAGTGCATAGTAAGGAGGTAAGTTAGCATTAGTGCCACTTGAACCTTCTGTAGAAATGGATGTAGCAACTGTAATACCTGTAGTAGAACTACTTGTAGCAGATGATGTTCTACCTGTTCCATAACCTGTACTTGCATCTACAGGTGCGCCACCATTATCAGAACCAGCTTGTGCTGAACCTAAAGTTTGTGGTGTATGGTTGTGGCTTGGGTCTGTTACAGTAGATGTTGCAGTATGAGTATGAGATACAACAATAGCATTAGCACTACCACCTGTAGCACCTACAGCGTATGTAGATGTAGCACCTACTACGAAACGGTTACGTAAGTCTGGTGTAGAATTTGTGCCATCACATAATACCCAACCAGTAGGAATAGTTGCTGAAGAACCTGACCATAGCATTATCATACCAGCTACAAACGCATTACCCCATGTAGGAGTATTACTACCACCTGCTGATAACAATACTTGACCACTAGCACCTGCAGTTCCGTCTAGTCTAAATGCACCTGTAATGTCTACTGTGCCTGAAGATACTAATGTACCTGCAACTGTAAATGGGTCGCCACTAGCACCTGTTTGTTGGTCTTTTAGTAACGCCATTAAACTACGAATGGAGTTGTTTAAGTTAGCTGGTGAACAACCTTCAGCAATATTGATATTTGTAATATCCGTATTATCTGCTGCTGTTGAGCTAAATTCTGAAATTTTTGTTTTTGCCATTTGTTTTCCTTAATTAACTAGCCCTGACGAAGCCATATATCGTTACTTGGTGTTACTTCTGTCCATACATCTGAACTTGCTGTTGAATCTGACCATGTGTCTGTAGATGATGCTATTGTAGTCCATGTATCTGTTGATAATGTTGAGTCTGTCCATGTATCTGTGCTAAATGGTGTAGGTGTCCATTCTTCACCTTGTATATATCCTATTGCAGTTACTGTGCCTATACCTTCTACATAAGCAAAACCTGCTAATACAGCGTTAGCACTTGCTGTAACTGTAGCAAAGGCATCTACTTGTGCAAACCCTGATACTACATAACCACCTAATGCTGTGACTGTGGCAGTTCCTGTGATAGATGCACTATCAAATGTAAGTCTGTTAGCGTCTGCTGTAACTGTTGCATTACTTGTAATACTTGCAGAGTCTGTTCTAGTGCGTTGTGCAGATGCTGTTACTGTAGCGTTAGCTGTAATAACACCGTTAGCAGAGAATATGCTATTAGCATTAGCAGTAACTGTAGCGTTACCTGTAATAGAACCAATACCAAACTGAACTCTGTTACCATCTGCTGTGACTGTAGCGTTAGCAGATATACTACCACTACCAAATAATGTTGTATTAGCACTAGCACTTACTGTGGCAGTTACATTTACATCTGCTGTGCCATAGATAAATGAGAAACCATCTACAGTAATAATAGCGTAGCAAGATATATCTGCACTACCTGTGCGTTCTCTTGTAGCGTCAGCAGTAACTGTACCTGTGCAGTTTACGACTGCATTACCAAATAGTAGTCTAGTGCCACTAGCTGTTACAGTAGCATTTCCTGTAATAGCAGCACTAAATGGTAGTATTCTAAAGCCTAAAGCTGTAACCGTAGCTGTTGCATTTACACTAGCAGAAGCTAATAGTGTTTGTCCGCCTGCTAAAGAGCTAAAAGGAGATTGGGAAAATGCACTTATGCCAAACAAGTTATTCTCCTTTTATTTATTCATCTGCTGGTAAGGGCGTATTGCCTTCGTCTAACCATTTTAAATAGGTTTGGTAGTCTGTGTTATCTTGGTCTAATGGTATTGATAATACACCATTATTATTTTCATTTAACTTAATAATTGAAACTAATTCTTTTGTTATATAATTATTATATAATTTATACATATTATAGTTCCGCAGATACTGTTATTAATGATGGGCTACCACTACTAGGTTCGTGTTGATATGAACGATAAGCAGTTAAACCAGTAAATCCTGCTAATGCAAAATTTACTCTAATATCATTATTATCATACGCAGAAAGAGTAGGAGTTGATGTTGTGGTATATCCAGCAGATACCATATCTCCTATTGCTATACTTCCACTTGTTTTACCGATAGATGGAGATGACCTCATTTGGCACAATAAAGAAAAATTGCTTAATAAATTTGTTGTATTTTGTGCAATCACTGTTCCAAATTTAATTAATTGAAAATATCTCTGACACATTGCAAGTTCGGCAGAATAAGGTCTATAGTCAAAAGATGTAGCAGTACTGCCTTTTTCTAGTTGGACACCTGTGATGTAGAAGGTAGCTCCGTTAGTGCCTATAATAGAACCTTCTCCAGTTGCTCCACTTATAATTACACTTGAAATAGCAGACCAAGTATTAGCAGTAGTCTGTCTATCTGCATTAGCTCCCAAAGAGAAATTTATAAACATACCACCGCTATTATCTGTATTCCATGTACCAGTTGTATCGCCTGTAATAGTTATTGTTTTTTGTTCCCAAGTATTTGCTGATGAGATAGTATATGTAAATCCATAAGCTCTTGTTGATGTAGAAGCATTTGTTATTGCCCCTCCAAAAGTGCCAGTTAAACTAGAACGAACCCAAAAAGATAACGTTACTGTTTGTGCACTAGCAGTTCCCCATCCTAAATCTGCAATATTGAAACCTTCAACAATTTGCCTAAAATAATAATTATCTCCTGAAGCAAGACTTGAGTCAGCAGTAGTAACTGTAACTAACAAAGATTTATTAAATCCAGTAGGTGCGGTTGAACTTTGTTGCATTGTATAAACACCTTGAGAAGCTTCTCCTCTGCCTTCCCATCTATCTAATGTATATGCACCAGTTGAACTATTAATAGTAACACTAGCCCCAGCATTACGCTGGTCTATAACCATCCCCCCATTTATAATACGGTTACGGAACGCAAAGCCACCACCATACGCACTTGTGTTTTGTGTGGTATTGTCGTTAAACGTTATTTGTGAGCCGCTAACTGTTGTTGTCATATTGTAATCTCTTTTAATTCTTCTACAGTATTTGCTGTGTCTACCAATGTAGTAATATCACGAAGTCTTTGCTTTTCTGCAACAATAGCACTTGTATCTGCACCTGACTCTAAAGCACGTTGAAAAGCTACATCTTGAGCTTCTAGTAAAGGTTTACGTTCAGCACGAAGTCTGTCTTTAGTAATGTCTTTAGCTTTGTTTATGTCAACAATTATTGCCATGTCCATGCGTTCCTAAATGTTCTGTCTGTTGGTATATCAGATACGTCTACAATATGATATTCTTTGCCTGTTGGAACATCTTTAGCAGCAATTTCTTCTATAGTTAAACCGCAGTCTGCTGGAACTATAATACTAATTCCACCTTCGTCATTTTGATATACTATTCTTTTGTTCATTTTTTGTCCTTATCTGAATATAGCAACATTGACAGCAACTCTATCAGAATATGTTCCAGAGCAATTAGTTACGGATATTCTGATTTGATTTGTTGGGTAATCTCCTGCATGGTCAGTACATACAATAAAAACTCCGCCACCACTTGAAGATGCACTACCAGCCAATGAGTATTTTCCGTCAGGCATATTTGTTGTATAATTAATAAAATAATCACCTGTACCATTATCAGTAAGACTTGTTACATTTCCACTAGCTCTAATTGCTGGTGTGCCTGTACCGTTAAAGTTTACCCATGCACGACATCCGTATGCTGTGGCTACAGAACCATAACCAGAGTTAAATTTAAAGTTAGCAGATGAGTCAAATTGACCAACAGCAGCACCACCTTCAGCAAAGTCTATAGTATCAGCAGCAGAGAAAAATATACCTGTATTAGTATCACCTGAATTAGTAATAGATGGTGCTGATGCAGAGCCGTCAGCAAACTCTATTGTTTGTGCACCACTTGTGACTACTACAGTTCCTGTGCTATCTGGTAGCGTAAGTGTTCTGTCAGTATTACTGTTGGGACTTGCTATTATAAAGTTACCTGTACCAGAAGCATTAGGCGTTAGCGAAATTTTAGACATTGCTAGCCTCCAATGCTGTGACTCTTGCTTTTAGGTCGTTGATGATGGTTTGTTGTTCTTGGATAGCTGCTGTTAGAGTAGCTACTAGGAATGATGTGTCTACGCCTTGATATTTAGGATTACCTTCTGCATCTACTTCATCTTTAGTTCCTGTTACGCAATCTGGTTTTACTTCTTGTAACTCATGGGCTATAAAACCTTCACCATCAGAACCATCTACTTTCCATGTGTATGTAACTGGTTTTAATAATGCAACTTTAGCCAAAGCACCTGTCATTGGTGTAATGTTTTCTTTTAGACGATAGTCAGATGATGTATTATATGCAGTTGAAGAGCTAGTTGTGTCAATAGAACCTACATCACCATTAGGGTTTAAAAAAATTATATGCTCTCTAGCAGCAGTGCTTCCTCTAGCTGAAAATAATCTTTGACCATCAGCAGCGTCAAAATATTTAGCATCTAATGAAGAAATACTTGTAGTTGTTGTGCCAAGCATTAATCTACCACTAGAGTCTATACGCATACGTTCTGTGCCACCAGTTTCAAATGCAAATGCACGAGATGCAGCACCATTCCCAATGATTGTTCTAGTATCTGCTGATGCTTGAGATGTAGTTTTAAAATATGAGTAACTTGTTGCAGCACCAGGTTCGATTAGAGCTAATCCACTAATATTAGTTGCACCATTAGTTTGGTCATAAATTGACAAACGATAACTAGCAACAGGACTCGTAGTACCAATCCCTACATTACCAGATGCGTCTACTCTTACTCTTTCTGAACCACCTGTAGAGATACCTACAATATCTGTTCCGTAGAATAAACCTGTGTTGGTATCTGTTCCTTGAAAGGCAGGTGCTGTAGATGAACCGTCTACACCTGAAATGCCTGTTGTACCATTAAGAGTAATACTCATACGACCACCCAATTGCTTCCTGAAGGTATAGTTAAACTTATTCCTGAATTGACTGTAACAGGTCCTGCACTCATAGCATTATAGTTTGTTTGTATCGTGTAGTTTGCTGATACAGTATTAGCGTTTTCTACAAGACCATTACTTGCTGATAGTTGTGGTGCTATGGCTGTACCATTAGCGTCTTGGTATGTAGCTTTTTCAGCAGGATAAGTGACAAATACGTTTTTAGTACCTGCACTAAAGTTGACTAGAGAACCACTATTACTAGACTCTAATACAGTATCACGAGATAAAGTAGTTCCTGAAGATGTGTAAGTACCTAGACCTACTTCCCATTCTGAACCACCTACAATAGCGTAGTAAGTAGTATTAGCGTTGCCGATAACAGAGAATGACTGAAAGCCACTTACTGCACCAGCAAGCGTAATAGTACCTGTGCCTGTTGTGGTAGAAGTTTCCTGTACCCTATCTTTGACTACAAGAGCCATGAGTTATCCTTAGGCTAAAGTAACTGAAAGGTTGCCTGATGAAATTTTAAATATATCACCAGTATCAATTGTTTTAGATGTATCTAATGGGCTATGGTATAGAAGGTTACCTGATGTAGAAGCATCATTAATACCAATCCAACCTACAGTTCCCCATGAAGCTGTTGCTGTTGGGAATGTAACGTCAGCAGAGTTAGTTGTTACACCGTTAGAAGGTGCGCCAAATGTGACTGCTGTTCTAGCGTATGAACCACCTGATACTTCTGTACCACTACCTGCATCTGTAGGGTCTGAAGTCCATAGTGATACATATACTGTTGCGACTGATGTATATGTTGTGTTGCGTAGAGTTGCATTAATTAACGCATTCTCTAGGTAGTTACTCATTTCTGCCATAATATTTTCCTTTATCTTGGTGTTACGCTTAATGTTGTGTATGGATATGTTGCACCTAAATCACTCTTCTTAATATTCGCAATTGCTCTATCGTATAAAGCAGACCATGTAGCAATTCTTTGGTCGTTCATAAGATATGGTTCTGCTTCTGCTAGAGTTGCGTAAAGTAGAGCATCTGGATAGTATGCTAAGAACAAGTTACTAGCTGTTGTGCTAGATATAAATGTAGGTTGAGCATAATATAAAATTTGAACTGTGTAGCTTGTATCAGGACCTGGTGCAAACTTAAACTCTGTACCTAACATTGTGAAATAGTGAGGTCTTCCTGATAATGTTGTTTGACCATCTCTAAAGAATAAGTCAGGTGACTGAAACTCTAATAACACAGGTGGGTTTCCTAACATGTGTATTTCTCTGACTTCTAAAAAGTCTGTAGGAAAGCCTACTGTGCTATCTGTTGTATCAGCAGTAGCAACCTTTAACATTCTTTCTGTTCTTAAATCACGAGTCATTCTGAATTGTGCCATCTGAATGAAGTCAGGTATCTGTGATGATAAGTCTGTTCGTGCTAAGTAGTTTTCTACTGTAGTTACAAACGCACTATAGTTAGTAAATGCCATCTAATTGTCCTTTTAGTCTATCCCAGCACTTGTCCATCTCATCTTTATGCCATTCACTCGCAGCTAATGAGCTTAACCATGCTGTTCTATCAAAATGTGTTAAGTTTTCTATGTCTTTTATGTTATTGGATACAGGAATTGCAGGGCTATATGGTGAACCTATGACAGGAACGCCACGAATAAGTGCTTCTACATCTGCTACACTACCAAAACTCACAATAACATGAGCTTTTTCTAATGTTTTCTTAAAGTCACCTTCGCCTTTACGCTTAATGACAATTTTTCTCTCTGTATGTTTCCTAATTTCTTCTATGGTTGTATCTAACCAAGTAGAAGTTTGGTAAATGTAAGCTATTTTTTCTGGTGGTGGTAAGATAACTACGTTTTCACCACTACGATATTCGTGAACTTTAGGTATTTCTCTATCAGAATCACGCCAATCTGTGCAATGGTAGTTATTTACACAGAATCTAGCCCACGATAAGTCCATTTCTCTATGAAAATAGCCATGGTCTATCAGAATATATGGTATTTTTTGTTCTCTACATGATATTTGTATCTTATCTGCACCATGTAAATTACCTACTACGACTGGAATTGACTTACCATCCCATTCTTTTGTTAAAATGCCCTTACAATGCGTTTGTAAGCGTTTTAAGACGTTATCTCTACGTTCTATGCCACTCAGTATTAACTGCATCTAAAACTTGTTCTACGCTTATTGCTTTGCTTTTTAGAAGGCAATGCTGACATACGCTATCATAAGTCCCACATGGCTCTGAACCGTCATGTATATTTCTATGGGTATCATATCCTAAATGCCTCGGTGAAGTAAAACCTGTCCATATAACTACAGAAGGTATGCCTAATGCTGCTGCTGCATGATGTAAACCACCATCTGTCCCTACAAATAACTTTGCTTTGCTTAATATTGCTAATGCGTTTCTAAAGGTTGGTGTTTCTACCCATTTTGTTTTCTTTTCAGTAGTAACATCACCTAATTGTATCCATGGTAAGTCATGTTTAAGTAACTCTTCCCAACCATGCCATGCTTTATTGACTGTGTGTATATAAAGTTTTTTGACATTAGGCTCTACAACTATGTAGTCCTTATCTATCTTTTCTATGTTTTTCTTTTCTACTTGGTTAAAGTATATTTCACCTGGTCTAGGTTTATAGTCATCATTGAATAATAACCGACCATTCTTTGTGCCTTTGAGATAAGGTCTATGTCCTTGATAGTTTTTAACCCATACTACGTCTGTATCAGAGTTACTAGCCATTCTAGGATTGTTAGCAAATACTTGACCATCCCATGACATTCTAACGCCATCACCTAACTTAACCTTTTTACCGGTTCTTTCATTAGCTTCTTTAGCATCACCTGATGCCATTAACCAATCACCAAGTCCCATTTAATTGCTTGGCTACTTTATTGATAACTTCTGACCATTTGTCATTGTCTTGATATATGAGTCTCATGTGACGATACCAAGGCATACTTGCTTGTGCATAACGCCATTGATGCCATGTAGGAACTAGACACCATGTCTTTACACCCATAGCTGCTGCACAATGTAATGCTGTAGTATTCACACCTATGACCATATCACATTCAGCTATTAACGCTGCTGTATCATCATAGTCTTTTGCGTTTGTCGCAAAATCATAGTATTTAACACCGTCTAATTTGCGTTCTACGCTATAGTCTAAACTGACTAATACATAGTCTTTGAGCTTTAATAATGGCTCTATATCTTCTTGTGTAAGTTCACGACCTTTAGCGTTAGTATGTTTAATACCACCCTTAGTCGTAATACCTATAACTTTCTTACCCCATGAGTCAAATAACCCACGCCACATAGTGCGTCTTTCAGGGTCAGCTTTTAGATAAGGTGTACCAGGAAAGTCTTTATTCGTATGTCTAAAGAACTCAGGTAATCCACCTATTGCACATCTATAGTCAAACTTCTTATCTGCTAACCATTCAGGGCTATCTTCTTTACGAGTGCCATGCACTTCTGCTTCAGGAAAGCTACGTGTAAATAAACCTTCTAATCTTGGGTCACAGTCTATGTAGACTTTATGACTTGACTTGATAGCATCAGGAATACAGCTACCATAGAATATCTCATCACCTAAACCTTGTTCGCCATAGATAATAAGTGTTTTGTCTTTAGTGCCATCCCATCTTACTTCGTCACCATACACCCATTCTTTTCTAAACTTACCACCGAGTGACTTACCCCAATACTCCCAACCTTTATCCCATTCACCTTTAGCTAGATAGCTATGTGCTAGGTTTAGTTGACCATGTATATCGTTAGGGTTACATTCTAAAGCCATCTTACAGGCTTTCTCTGCATCATCCCATTTAGATGTTTGGACTAATGTTGCTGCTGCATTAGAATAAGCTAATGCGTATGTAGGGTCTAATTCTGCTGACTTTAAGAAATACTTTAGAGCATCTTCATACATGTTTAGTTCATGTGCTGCACGACCTAAAGATGTCCATATAGCTTTATTGCCTGGCATCTCTTGTAATGCTCTACGGAAGAACTGATATGCAAATGCAGGCTTATCGCCTTGTAACCAGATATAACCTAGAAAGTTTAGTGTAGCAGCGTCATTAGGATATTCTTCTAATACAGAATATATAAGTGGCAATGCTTTGTCATACTCTTCCTTGTTGATAAGGTCATGTATGGCTAATTGTATTTGTTTTATTTCGTTTAAGTCCATCTAGTTTTGTTCGTTATTAGCTTTTATCATTGTAGCAAATGATGTTTGTGCTGCTTTCCATGCTTCCCACATTTTTTCATCATCATACTCTAGTTTGCATAGACTAGGACTTTGTAGGTATATTCTTTCATACCAGTATTTAAACTCTTTACTGTAATCATCCATTCTTTGTTGTCAACTTGAGATATGGATAGTTTTCGTTTATTTCTTTTATTAAAGCTTTTGTATGGTCAGGGTTATATATATCTATCCCTTTTAACTTTAACTGCATTTCCACTACAGGTGGAATACTAGCAAAGTGCGCCCATTCTTCTTTTACGCCTTTACCCCATACATCTGGGTTATCTCTTGATTGTTTAATCTTGTCTAACATACCACTCAAGTCTTGAGTAGTGGTTAGATAATATGTATCTTTAGCTGGGTCATAGTCAAAGTACTGACTTACACCTGTTACGCTGTTATGGTCAAATAATATTGGCATATAAAAATACAATAGAGGGAGAATTAACTCCCTCCATTATATCATAACTAATTACTAAGCACCTACGTTTTGTACTTTAGCATGTGCATCTGGGTTTTGAACCACTAATGCGTATTCTGCTGTGAGTAACCATTTTGTGCTGTCACCAGTTTTAGCTAGTTCTTCTTTAGCCATTGGGCGTAATGAAGCTAAGCCAACATAACCTGGGTCTACGCATAAAACAGCTTGGTCACGCATGAAACGGTCAAGTTTCACAGTATGATTACCGAAGTCGGATACGTATACATCCGCTGCGCCAGTAATTGTAGCTTGTGTTGTACCTTGAACGTTGTTGAACTTAGTAGCAATACCAGCAAAGCCTGAGAAACGAGCTTTGTTTGTAGCTGACATAAGGATTAATGATGGTTCACCACCGTCTGTCCATGCTAATTGTAATGCTGATTTTAAGTCTGCTTCAATGAATGTTACAGAAGTACCATCTGTTGGTGATGCTACTGTGCCATTGCTGAAGCCAGGTGTTGTACCTGCTGTTGAACCTGTTGCTAATACTCGGTTAGTAATCCATGATTCTACACCTGCAGTTGAACGAGCTGTTGCTGGACCACCTGCTGATGATGCTTGGTTACGTACGATTGCATATTCCATGTCACGTTTAAGTTCTTTACCAGCTTTCATAAGTTGGTAAGCAACTTCAGACTTACGACCATACTTACGTACTACGTCATATGTGTTTGAAATTTGAACTGTCTTACGTGAGATTTGTGTGTAGTTACCTAATACTGTTGTAGCAGGTAATGTTGCGAATGAAGCGTCATCACCTTCAACAGATGTATTAGTACCAGCTGCTGCGAGGGCGTCGGTCTGCCATTGGTGATAGGTTTGCCCAGCGCTCATACGCTTTGCAAGTGATAATAATGGTGTATCTTCTGGAGAAATATCAAAAATGATATCCTCAAATGATTCTGCTATACCTTTACCGGTATAACTATTGGTTGCTGCTGTTGCCATGATTTTGTCCTTTGTAAATTAAAGCATGTTTTCTATGAGTTTTGCAGCCATATCTGATTTGCCTGTCTTACGTAATTGCTCACGTAGTTGACGAGCATTAGAATTGGCTTCCGCTTTTGTGTCTTTAGCTCCAGGTTTCACAACTGGTTTTGCGCTTGACACTTTTTTCTTTACAGTAGAATTTTGTTGTAATTTGCGCCATTGCATAGCGTCATGCAATACCTTCACGTGACGAGGGTCAACAATTGCGTTGAGTTCTGCATCTGAAAAGCCATACTCTTTGCCAGTAGATAACAATGCTTGGTTAGTCTCAGGACTCCAATTTGGTATCTCTTTTGCTAGAATCTCTTTTCCTTTAGCTATCTTCTCTGCCATCAATTGCGTTTGCTTCTGAACGACTTCTTGCTTTTTGGCTTCAAACTGTGAAACGAGTTGACTACGTTGTTGCTGTAGTTGGTTATATGTAAAGAAATGTTTTTGCGCTTCCACAAAGTCACTATCAGATAACTCTTGCCAATTCACGTTAGCATATTGGTTGAGTTGTTGGTCTAGTGCTGTGATTTTAGCTACATCTTCAATTAACACATTGTTAAGTTGCACTTGCTCTTGAAAGGCTTGCTCTTGCATTTTTATCTGCTCAGCATAGGCTTCTAGCTCTTTACGTTGTTCTGCAACTTGTTGTGTCTTTTGTGTGTAGTCTAAGCCTTGTTGTGCTAATGCTACGACTTCGTCTAGTGGCTTTTCAACTTCTTCACCATTGACTTTTAGCTTTAAGATAGCAGGAACTTCATCTTCCGACTGTTCTTCTTCTTCAGCTTGGTCATCTGGTGCATCATCTGTTGCTTCTTCTTCTGCATCTGTTTCTTCAACAGGTGCTTCTGCTTCTGCTTCAGCCTCTAGTGGTGGTTGTTCTTTCTCTTCAGGTGCATCTAAATTAGCTTGCACATCAGATACAATATCATCACCTAGCATAGCCTCTAATCGGCTTTGTGGTGACTGTTCT